GGGCACGAATATGCCAACGGGCAATGCGAAACTTATTATAAAAACATAAACGACGAGGTGCAAGCCTTGAGCCTATGGGCTAGTAATGAAATCGACGACGAAGTGGCGGAGTTGGCAGGGTGGGCGGAAGATATGCAACCAACGCTGACAAAATTACAGAGCCTTTATCTATTCGTGGCAAAACGTATGGTATGGGACGCAGTAGTAGACCAAGCATTTCAAAATACAAATCAAGACGAATTGGTGGAGGCATAATGAAATCTCCTACCTATTACCGCACACGCACAATAGTGCGGGCGTTGTTCGTGCTTGGGGTGCTCGTTGCCTTTTATCTAATCGCAACCCGTATCTGGTGGACGGGCACGGGATTTTGCTTTAACACTATCGAGATTTGTGGGGTGTGATATGTGTGGCGATTGCTTACAAGATATAAAGATTTGTGGGTGTGATAAATGAGTGATTACAAAGACTACGAGATAAGAGTTGCTTATGAGGGCGGGATTTATATTTCTGCCCTTAATGAGGAGGAAGCAATAGAGACCGCAAAAAATATTATGCTTGAAGAGACTAATCCAGATATGGCTAAGTATCTAACCTATAAAGTAGAGCAAACTATATTAAAAGAGAAGGTGAGTTAATGAGTGAGATGTCTATAAGTTGGGGAGAGTTGGCAGAACTAACCCACAAAACGCAGGTAGAACAGTTTAACTTTTGTTCTTGTGAAGAGCAAGAATATTTTCCATATGCAGATTGTCCAAAGGAGGCAGTAAATGTTAGATGAAGATACACCAGAATGGGAACACACAATAACCGCAATGGTTAAACTAAGGCAACGCAACAGAGCCACCGACGCAGATAAAGGTTGGGAACTTGCAAAGGATGATGAAGAGAGTTGGTATGTTGTCTCGATTGATTGGGATAACCTTGCCAATTCAGACACAATCAGAATAAAATAAACCAATGGAGACAGGAGAAGCAATGAACGCAACACAAGAAATAAAAATTACTGGTAAAGAGCACGAAGAATTATCTTGGAAAAGATATGTTTATTTTGAATATCAAGGTAAAGAATATGTAGTCATATTATTTTGGGATGAGTTCAATGGGTATGAAATCTATTGGAAAAACTCCGAAAGTGGTTTGATTAACTCTCAAGAAGCCCCAGATTGGGTGGTAAATTGGGATGAGGACGAGCACGAAGGAATGAGTTTTGGTCATTACTTAGATGAACTTACTTACCAATGGAAACCAAGTCGAAATAATCCTGACTTATTTGATGACTTAGTATCTTCGGCAGAAAGATTAATTCAATTGACAGGAGAGAAAAAGAATGGTTAAGTATCAAATAACCGCAGAGGTTGATAGCCAATGGTTTGATATTCTAGGGCAGATTACTAGGTATCAAGATGGGTTTGTGTGGCACGCAGTAGAGGAGGTAAAATAACAATGGACATATGCCAATTTTGTGGGTGGGAAATAAAAAATCCTGCTTGGTATAACTACTATAATCAGAAACCATTTTGCGACGATTGCAATATGGATATGTATTTAGAAAAAGAAAAAGAAATGGAGAATGCATAATGATTGGAACAAGCAGGGTAGTTAGAACAGATAGCAATGGTGAAAGATTTTTAGGCGACCCACCTAGTAATGTGGTTGTTCTAAGAAATGCTTTTGATGTTGTCTATGAAACCAAAGGGACGGAATGTGTAAGAGTATTCTTACCTGAGGGCGTCGGTATTCCAGAGGATTGGGATAGTTGGACAATGCAGGCTAAAGATGAATGGTTATTTGAGAACCAAGATTATGTAAACTACAAATGGAAAGATGTAGATAGAGGTGATGTAGTCCAGATACAAGAATTAAGATGAGCATAACAGTATTCTTCCTCCTATTACTTGTGCTCAGATACCACAGAAAATGGCTTACCTATTGGAGAAGTTGGAGGACTAGATGAGTATAATTGCTGAGGTGTTAATGCCACCTGAGTGGACTAAGAAGGCGTTGTGTGCTGAGGTAGACCCTGAGATATTTTTCCCTAACAAGGGAGATAAAGTGGCCTATGTTAAGCAGATATGTAAAGCCTGTAGCGTCAGGGTAGAATGCCTTGAGTATTCGCTACAGAATAATGAAAGGTTTGGCATATGGGGCGGACTTACAGAGCACGACAGACGAAGAGTAAGGTCAAGGAAAAAGGCAAGTTAATAAGAAAACGGGTGGTGGCTATAGCCTTGTTAGTCATCACCCTAATCTTTTTTCCCATACAAAAACTTACCTCACCTCACAAATCCCCCACTCCAGAGCCAACTAAGGCTACAATGGAGCAGAAGAAGGCTAACAAAGCGTTGGCTAAAAAGATTGCTTGGGTTGGGTATGGTTGGAAAGATAAAGAGTGGGCTTGTCTTGATAAAATTTTTGTTAAAGAGGCGAAGTATGACCATTTGGCAAAGAACAAATCTGGTTCAAGTGCATTTGGAATTGGACAAAGGCTTAAAGAAACCAGCAAAGAACCTATGGTTCAGATATTACATACCTATAAATATGTTCAACACAGGTATAAAAATCCGTGTTCTGCTTGGCGGTTCCATATCAAACACAATTATTATTAATGTTTGACTTACGAGGTGAGCCAGCATTTGTATGTGTGTGTGGTTCGAAGATGTGGAACTTAAAAGTTATGTGGGATAGCGAGACCAGACAAGTAGGAATGTATTTGTTAGACCAAGTATGTGATGAGTGTGGGGCTATAGCCACCGCTCCGACAGAGATAGATGGGTGTGATTAATGCCAACATATGAATATAAATGTAATGTATGTGGTGGGCAACAAGAACTTAGTAAGGCGCACGACGACGAGACAATACCTGTTTGTTGTGATACAAGTATGACACGTTTATGGTCTGCCACTCCTACCATTTTTAAGACAGGTGGATTTTATTCTACAGGTGGTTGAGGTTCTTCAGTTTCAGGTAAATCTTCATCACGAAAAGGTTTAAATCCTCCAACTTTATTAATCAATTTCTTTATTGCACGTTTATTTCTCATACGAGCAGTGTCTTCACTAGGTAATTTCATTTCATCTGCAATTGCTTGGAAGTCCATACTCTCAGAGTAGCGAAGGAACAATAACTTCCTGTCCTCTTTACCTAACTTCCAAAATCCTGCATCAATTTCAATCATCATTGCCATCAGATTCCCTCCTTCAGAGGGAGCAGAGGGTCGAGCAGTGCCACCAAGATTTAGTTTATGTGCAAGATTAATCTCACCTCTTAAGACAGAGGGCAACAAGGCTTCAATCATATCTGCTTGGTAAAAGAATAGGTCAGAGGTTTCATATCCACCTGTCTTTGCTTTCCAAGCCTGACAATAATCTAATGCTTGATTGCGAAGGGAACGATAGATTAAATTCTTTGCGTCCTTCTCGCCTATTGCTTCCCAAGTATCTAATTTATTTGGGTGCTCAACAAACCATTGATATAGATTTTGTTTTATATCTTGTATATCAATCTTAAACTTAAGTTGATACTCAGAGGCAACAGCATCTACTATATATTTCCAAGGTTCTATTCTATCCCATTCAATCACGTTAGTCTTACACCCAATTCTAGTGGAAGGAATGTAACTAACTTGCTTGTCTTTGATTTGTTTTGAAATTCAGTAGTGGTAGGTAGCCACTTATCAACCCATTCTAAATCTTTAACTACTGAGTTAAGAGGGAAAGCCCAAACACCAAGGGGTGTAGAGTTTATATACCAAGGCTGATAACCTAGAACTTCTGCAGTCACAACTAAAAAATCAAACTTCTTTCTTTCCAATAAAAGAGTATCGTAATGGGTAAGCCTAGACTTAAGTTCAATAAACATTTGAAAACGACTACTTGTGCAGTCAAATCCATCATATTCATTGGAAGACTTTTCTAAATCAGAATAGTGTCCAGCCTTTAACCAATCAAATAACTCTTGTTCCTTCATTCAGTATCCCATTTATTTCTTAAGACCAGCAAGGCTATGATTGAGTAGTTTGCCATATCTTTAAAGGAATCTTCGAGCGATTCGTATTGTGGTGTTGCGCCTTTATCGACAAGGTTATTAATGCGAGCAAGTTTGTCGTGCATACGCACTCGTAATCCATTGAGAGGTCCACCTGGTGATTCGGAGATGTTCTTCGGACCGTAATCAAGGTGCTTCTTAATGAGTAATTGTTTGAGTTCATCAAATGTTTCGCTAACCGCTATTGCAAACTTGGGGTCGAGAGCAGGGGCACTGTAATTTGTAGTATCAATTGATTGTCCATTATCTTTGTTGATGTTATATGGAAACCTTGCATTTCCAAGTGGGTTATAATCTGCCATACTTCTTCACTCCCCATTCTCTTTATCGCTTTCAGATAGTAATTGCTGAAGCGACTTGTCAAAATTTTGTAATGAAGATTTGACTATCATATCCTCAATCAACGTGTCAATTAAGTCGTAGCCATTCTCTGCTGCAAAAAGTGTAACATATGTAGATTGTGCTATATGTCTTATTTGTTCCGTGTCGTCAGCCTCGTCATAAACAAACTTAAGTAGCGAACCTAACATTAATCTGTATCCATTGGGCAAAATTAAGTAAGGGTCAAACTCATCTTCATCTCCCATAGTGTGGTCTATTAAATCAAATGAATTATCAAACTCTTCTCCACAATCGTGGCACTTATTATATTCAGGGTCAATTGGTTCTTTCACTCAAGCCCAGCCTTCTCTCTTATATATCCTGCTCCAAATTTAACGTAGGCTGAGTTGACATCTTCTCCTTCTGGCAGTTGCACAATAGTGACGGGGAGTTCCCTAGCCAATGAGCGTGCGAACTCCGTGCCTGGTTGGTCGCCGTCGGCAAAGACAAATACTCTTTCAAAGTCCGCAAGTAAGCGAGTGTAATGTTTCTTCCAACTATTAGCCCCAGGAACACCGATACAAGGAATACCAACACAAGCAGAAAGAGTAATAGTATCGAGTTCACCTTCGCACACTCCAATGTAATCGTTTGCTTTATCTATATCTAATACGTTATACATTCTGGTATCAACACCAGTCATTCCCATATATTTAGGTTCAACAGCAGGATTAAGACTGCGAAAACGCAAATCGACTGCACCAGTCTTGGTAATATACGGTATGGATAATCTTCCTTGGAATGCTTCGTGTCCAACTTCAGGCTCCACGACTACGCCTAATTGCGCCAGCCGTGCTACCTCCAATGGAATGCCTCTGCTTTTTAGGTAATCTTCCGCCCGATAAATGTTTTCCCCGTAGCGTGCTGCTGCTTTGTCCAGTAATTCCTTCTGCGATGCGCTCTGCTTCACGTATATTTACTCCTTCTTGTAGGCTTATGATTTGTAAACTGTTACCTTGCACTCCGCAGGCGAAACAGAAGAATATGTTATTGTCAAGATTCGCAGTTCCTGACTGGTGTGTATCGGAGTGGAATGGACACTTGAGATTAACTTGCCCGTGGTCTTGTCGTAGACTTGCTCCGTAGTGCAAAAGGATTTCTCTAATGCTTGGTAAGTCATTATCATTTCTTCTCACCATATCCTGCCTCTCTTAAAAGATTAACAACATCTTCTAGCCTTAACACTACAACCCAATCCTTGATTCTTTCTTCACCTTGACCATTAAGTCTTAAACAAACTAAGCCAAGTATGCCAGTCTTAGCACGTTCTTTTAATTGCTTAATAGCACTAGATGGATTGAACCCAGTTCGTGCTTTGACTTCCCAATCTATACCAACACAGCCAGTTATATCTGTACCACTGCGCCCTGCGCCAGTAGATTCTGCATATGGAAATCCATTGAGCGCTAAGTATTCAGCAACTACTTTTTGACTACGGTATCCCCTGTGTTTACGGGATTGTGATGGCACTAGTATGCACTCTTATCTTTTCTAAGAATGCGAATAGCCCAATCTAATCCTTGGTTAAGACCATCACCCCATTCGTCGGTAGGTTTAATCTTTGCTTCTTCAATCTTGGTAATAAAATCTTTTAGTTCTGCGTTAACCTCAAGTAAAACAAGACGACGAATCTCCTGTGTCATATCATCTTCTTCTTCTCTAATCACACTCACTCCTTAAACTGTTCGACTGGCACTCGCCAGCCTTCAATGTATGAATCATACCATTCGTCAGTCATATAGTCGGTAGGCGCAATGTGTCCATATACCTCAACTTCAGAGTAATACTCAGTGTCTAATACCTTAGCCCCAAAAATATAGTTGTTGATGTCTTTCTTCCAAAAGGGTATAGAAGTCTGGGTTCTTATAGACCTAACCTCATAGTTTGCCCCTACATCAGCCAATGCTTTACGTTGAGGATGAAGACTATTAGGGTACCAAGGGACATTCCAAGACTGGTTATACTGCTTGGCTACTGCCCACTCACATACATTTGCCCTGATATTGGACAGCAATTCGTGCTCTAACTTGCCATCTATCTTACCTTTAGCGTAGTTAGGTTTATCTACTGAACCAAACTTGGCTAACCATCTTTCTACTGCAAGAATAGTGGCAACCCTGACCTCATCTTTATCTAAAGATACTATCAACGCCAAGCAACCTTAGGGTATCTAGTAAAGTTAATAAAGAAAAACAAGAAATCAAATCTATTTACCTTTGCTACTATAGTATTTAAATTATTCTCTTTCATATCTATCAAAGGATACTTTTCATATCCAATACCAAAACAATGTATAGTATTAAACCCAATAGTTATAGACATACTACCTATATCTTTAGTCAATTAATTAACCACCATTCTCTGGTATGTCAGACATAAACATAAACTCAGGATTAAAAGATAACCAGCAGTTTAAATTAGCGTTAGCATCTGCCCGACCATATCTGTTCTTTACAGGGGCAACAGCCATAGAAGTACCAACAACTCCAAGAGTGCAGATAAGAGCAGGAAGTTGCGCCACTTTGCCCTGAAGAGCCGAGCGAGGCTGACAAGGAGTACCAAGTACAGCCTCAGAAGTGTGATGAAGAATAATAATAGCAGCGTTAGTAGCACGAGCAAGGTATTTCAACTCCTTCATAATCGCCCTCATAGAAGCGAACTCTTCGCCTCCGTCAGTTGCAATGTCCATAAGATTATCTACAAAGATTGCTACAGGTGGGCAACCCCATAGTTCTTCAAAGGCTTGGACTTCTTCATCTATGT